CATCTCTTGCAAATGAGGGAGCGTTAGACGATCAACAATATGGTGCAAGAATCAAGATTTGCTTGGTGTGCGAACATCTCAAACAGACCTATGACGACATCGGGCATTGTGGAGCGTGCGGTTGTGGGATCAGCAAACGTGCTGCCTTGACCGTAAAGGGTAGAATGCCTAGAGCGACTTGCCCAAAGGGTAAGTGGGCTGCGGTATAAATGAAAGCAAGCAAGGAATAAAACATGAGCCATGACACAACCACTTGGACTGGAGCAAGCGATACGGATTGGGATACGGTAGGCAACTGGTCGAACGCTGTTCCCGTGGCTGCTGGTACAGCGATCATTGACGGTGCAAACGATATTGCGGGTGGTGCTGTTACGAATACAGATTGTCAGCGCGTTTATATTGCAAGCACATACACGGGACAAATCGGCTCGTCTGGAACTCCGCTTGAGTTAGATTTTCAAGAACTCAGCGTGGACAACACAAACTCAGGTGAGGCACACTACATCGAGAAGGTAGACTCGACCTACACCGCAACGATCACGGTCGATGGACTCAAGACAGGGAATGCCTTATATCTTGCGGGAACAATCGACAAGATCATTGTTGAACCGAGTTTCATCGGCACGATGTATCTCGGAGTATCTGCGGGCAAGACCTGTGTCCCGAAGGACTTGATAATGCTGAACACGACTGGAACTGTCGATGCTTCATCGGCTGCGAATGTTGCGTGGGATTCTTCAGCCAGCGTCTACGTTTTGTCGGGAACTTTATTGCTTGGTGAGAATGTTGGCGTGAACTCGACATTGACTCAAAGTGGGGGAACGATTACTGTCAGCGATTGGACAAAGGTTGCGGGCGATGTATTGAATCTTCTCGGTGGAGTAACAAATTGGAATGCGGGGTCGACAGGTGAGGTTGACCCCGAAGCAACAACCGTCACGACGATCAATGTTTATGGTGGGACTTTCACAACTGCTGCAAATGTGACAGCACAAGTGGGTTTGACCACCATCAATCAATACGGTGGAACAATCAATCTGCAATCAAGTTTCGCAAACATTGAAATCCTCGGTGTTTATTCTGCCTATGCGGGTGCGTACTCTGCGCCGAAGCAATCAACGACTGCGACTTCACCGAAGTAGGAGAAACGCTTTTGGGAGAGTGGGCAAAGTTCGGAGCGATCTCTTGCACGCATTGTCCTCACCAATCGGAGAGGGCAATCGAGAAGTTGCTTGATGAACTCAAGGGACGACGGCTTTCGCACTTCATCCATCTTGGCGATGTGATCGAAGGTCAAGCGAGTTCGAGACACAGCGACGATCCTGCATCGCACACCTTGTATGACGAGTTCTGTGTTGCAGCCGACATGCTTCGACGAATCCGCGAGACATTGCAAGAGTCGAATCCCGACGTTGTGCTGACGGCTTTAATGGGGAATCATGACGATAATGTGCAACGTCAAGGACGAATCCAACATGACGTGCGTTCGCTTCTCGATCCTCGAAGGATGGAAGGGGTCAAGGACGAATACTGCCAGTGGCGAAATATAAAATACAGACACGGCTCTATCGGATGCCTCCAGTTGGGAAGCGTGATCTTCTCACATGGATTCGCAACAGGAGCGAACAGCGATGAACTCGAAGCGATCCAACTTGCGATGGCTTGTGGTGGTCACGCTCATCGTCTGGTGATTCGAGGACACACGCATCGACCGAAGCCACCAACACAATGCAAACGATCGACAAGAATCCTGCTCCCGTGGTGGTATGCAAATTGTGGATACATGGCATTCGATCAACGGGCTGCGTACACCGAACGATTCGACATCTCGCAATGGGGAAGGGCTGTCATCTTCGGCGAAGCGAAACTTGGTCGCGTCGGTCGAATGGGTCGAGATTCATGGCGCGCGGAATTGGTGTCGCTCGACTGACTTTTGTTCCTAGTTTGGCAAAACTCAAAACACCCAAAAAACTTTTTTCGATTTTGCAAAACACGCGACGACGAATTGCTATCGCAGTATTTTTGCTTGCTTGACCCGTGTTGGTTTTGCGTAAAGATGAATTGAAGATTTTTTCGATTTTGCAAAGCGTTGATGTCGGATTGAAAACGCAGGTCAATTTCTCAAACTCAAAAAAGCGTCCTGATTTCGTTCGGATTTCGTTCCGATTTCGTGATTTCGGATTTCCCAAAAACTGAGTTTTTTTGATTTCTGGTAAAATGCACATATCGGAACAATCCGATCGCTCTTTGACAAGTGAAGATTGTGAGTGCAGAACTTTGGAGGTTCACATGAAGAAACGAAAGTACACAGACTTGATGGGACAAACCGTTGACTTCTTTGTCACAGCAACTCAAGGTCGGAGGTCGAAATACTTTGGATCAAGACGAGGTGTTGTGGTCAAAGTTGATTGGGGAATCCGCAAGGGTTTCAAGGGAGTCCGAGTCAGATTGGCTCTTGGCAAACATCTCTTGGTGTTGCCAAAAGAATTGAAATTGATGAATCACGGTTGCGGGGTTTTGGAAGGAAACGAAATCAGACCCCTCGACGCTTGGCTTCAATACTCGAAATAGAAATGCAAACCGCACTCGTAATCTTCACATGCCAAAACAAAGAAAGGAACAAAATGAGCAAGAAGAAAAACAAAAAGCAGTTCAAGCACAAAGGGTTCAACGAATCCATGCAACCAACAATGGAGGCGTGTGCTTTGGCGATGGAGAAGTTCATTGCAGAAGCGTTGGCAGAACACAAGAACAAGAAAAAGAAAGGAAAGAAATGAACATCGACATTCACAAAGACTTCAAGTACAAGAACAAAGACGACTTGAAGATGAAGGCGATCAGTCGTGCGAGGGAATATCTTGCGACACGGTACGAGATGACCGACGACTTGCGGAAACATCTTGACGACACCGAGGTCTGGTTCACTAATGGCAGACGGTCGTGGTATTGTCCAACAAGAAGGAAGATCAAACTCGCGACGCGCAGAGTCAAGTGGTTCACATACGATCGAAAGACCGTCGGCATCACATCGAAGGGAATTGTTGTTCCGAAATTGCTCCGCATAACAATCACGATGATCCATGAATTGACGCACGCGATTCAACACTTCGAGGGTCGCAAGTATTCGGAAGTGGAAACGACCGAGAACGAGATCGAGTATGTCGGGATGGTTTCACCAAGCACCTTGGGCAGAATGGAAGAAGTGCCAGACGATCTGTGGGACAGGTACAGGAAACCAAATAGACGCACCAGACAGACCGCCTGAGAGCGATCTGCGTTTTCTATGCGTGGTCATGGGTTGAAACACAAAACGCCTTAGATCGCACGCCTCGTCCTCTTGTAATGTTTTGTCTACAATTCCATCCATTTTGTACGGTTTGTGATGATTTGATCCCATTTGGCTCGATAAGTTTGTAGAATGGGAACATCGAAAGGAACGACATGAAGATTCACCAATACAACCAACGAGTCCAATACTGGTACGACAGATGCGTCCGAACTTGGTTTTGTGCGACAAACAATTCGGCAGGATCAGTGACTTGCACAGCGATTGACTCCTACACCAAAAAAGATTGTTTGGAAAACTGCATAGAATTGGAAGAAGAAATCCAAACCGCATCAATAGATTTTGATTCCAAAAACTTCAGCGAACGAAAATGGGAACACCAGACCTACGGGAAATAACAAACCAGAGGGAGGCGGTTCACCGTGTTGGGTGGATCGCACCCTCTTTTCACAAAGAAGAAAAATGAAATGAATCAATCTAACAAGTTCGACACGCTTTCGACATCTATGCAGGTCGCGGTATTTGCTTGCATGATTTTGACTGTTCCCTTGTGGGGCATCGGGTGGATCATCCACCTTTTCATCTCTGACAATACCAAGTCACGCAAGAAGGACGAACATCTCACCAAGATCGTGAGAGATGCGATGACGTTGCAAGCGAATCAGGAATATCTCCAAGGTAAGTTTCGCAAGTTTCGCGCGGATGTTGCTCGTAGTGAACGGATCGAAGGTGAGCAAGACGACGAGGACGAGTACGAAGACAGTTGCGTTGAAGAACCAGATCCCGTGGACGACTACGACAACGACGCTGCGGATGCAATGAAGGAACGCGAATGGCTCGAAGATCAACAAGCGGAGGAATCAAAATGAATGACCAAGAATACTTCGCACTCGACGCGATCAATGCAACGCTGCTCAAGGACATCATCAAACAATCGCCAGTTCATGCACAATCGAGAAGGGCGAGGAAGGATGAGCCGACCCACCAAATGAAGTTGGGAACTGCTGTTCACGCAGCGATCCTCGACACGAATTGGGACGACGCGATTGCGGTTGCTCCTGCGGTCGATCGAAGAACCAAGGCAGGGAAAGCGGAATACTCCGAGTTCCTTGAGACGGTGGACAACAAGACCATCATCACCGCAGACCAGTTCAACTTGGTCGAGCAAATGCAGATCGCGGTGTTCGATCATCCAGAAGCAAAAAGGTTGCTTGCCAACTGCACCGCCTCAGAGCATGTCCGAGTCTTTGAGTATGAGGGCGAGAAATGCAAGGCGAAGATCGACGCACTTCGACTCAAAGCACCGAACATCGCAACCGTCATTGACATCAAGACGACCTCAGACGCAAGCCCACAGGCATTCGCGAAGCAATCCGCGAACTACCTGTACCACATGCAACTCGCGTGGTACTGTCGCTCGGTTGGTATTGGGGAGGGTCTTGGAGACTGTTACATCATCGCCATCGAGAACACTCCACCCCATGCGGTCGCGGTGTACATCTTCGACGCGGAAGCGTTGAGGGTCGGATGGCATCTTTGCAAGCGTGCTGTTCGGGAGTGGAAGGAATACAAATTGGATTGCAAATTGAACGACGAGTCGTTTGCGTATGGCGACGACATTCACGACCTCTCGCTTCCTGCATGGGCAGATCGAGAATAATGGTGTCCACGATAGATACTGTTTGGAATGAACTCAAGTTTTTTGAGGATTGGAATATATACAAGGAGAACAACATGCCAGAAAAGAAGAAACCGACAACGAAGAAAACGAAGTCGGTTTGGGAGACTCTCTCTCGAATTGATGTGAACGAACACACCGAGGACAAGGGAGGATTGACCTATCTATCTTGGGCTTGGGCGTGGGGAATATGCAAAGAACACTATCCAGACGCAAGTTTCGTCAAGCACATGAACGCGCAGGACTATCCTTGTTTCATGGATGAAAATGGATTCGCTTTTGTCAAAGTGACTGTCACGATTCAAGATCAATCAGTGACCGAATTACTCCCCGTCTTGAATGGATATACACCTATCGAGAATCCGAATGCGTTTCAGATCAATACCGCCTTGCAGCGTTGCTTGACGAAGTGCTTGGCGTACTTCGGGCTTGGGCATTACATCTATGCGGGAGAAGATGTGCCAAGGTTCGATCGAGAAGATGCACTCAAGCAGATCGAGGAATACTCAGAGGAACACGACGGATGGCTCAAGACAGTTTGTGACCATTACAACGTGAACACACCCGAACGACTAGAAGAAAACGAACTTAGATTCATTCTCACAAGAACCAAGGAGACATCATGAGAACCAAAATGACCATACATTCATTAGACATTCGCAAGTCGAAGGCGGGAGATTCCGCAATCCAGATCACCGCAAAGACGGACGATGGGAAGTTTGCGACCGAATGGTTCGGATCGAAAGCACCCGATGCCGTCGTTGCAATCTGGACAAACGCACTCGGCAGCAATCCTCTCGATCGCATCTTCACGGTCGAACCTTGGCACGTCCTCTCCCGCATAGATGTAGTGAGCAAGACCAAAATATTTCAGGCAAAGGTTGTCACGTCTGACTATGGGCTCAAGATGGAAGATGTTTGCCATCTCGCTACACCAGAGCCAAAGACGGAGACAAAGCCAGAGCCAAAGACGGAGACAAAGACGGAGACAAATCCAGAGATAGACTTCTCGGACTTGCCAACAGAACCAAAAGAGGAGGTCAAAAAAGATGAGATTCCCTTCTAACATAAACAACAAAGCGGGTGGTTCGCTCTTGACGATCGACGATCTCGCAAAGAGACTCAGCGTATCGAAGGGAACGATCCACAACTACATCAAGTCGGATCGCGTCCCGCCTCCGATTCGGCTTGGCAACAATCTCAGATGGCGACCACAAGACATCGACACTTGGATTGAGGCAGGGATGCCAGAGGGGAGTAGTGATGCCGAATGAAGTTTGGACGATTGCAAATTGGGAAGAAGGATTTGAGATCGCTCAGAGTCGGAGGCGTGAAGGTCGATTGAATTGGGTGGCGATAATGGCGTTCAGCATTTCGCAGCGTGGATCGTCTTGGTTCAGATCGCAGCCAGAATGAAGATACGCGGTGTGCTTGCCGATGATCGTGGGCTTCCATTGACTTCGATCGACTTTGAAGCCATGACCGATATACCGTCTGGAGTGTTTGAGAGTGCTTTTGTGGCTCTTGTGGACATCGGATGGATCGCTCGTTGTACGTTGATACGAGAGCCGTCCGACCACGCTCCGAGCGAAGTACCACTACAGTACAGTACAGAACAAGACAAGACAAAACAAAACAAAAACAAACAGGAGGGTTCTTCTGTTGCTTTGTCTTTGTGGGATAGGATTCCAAAGAACCGCCAGAAGGGGAATGGGAAATGGCTCACGAACTACGCTCTCATTGTCGAACGAGAACAGATTGATCCCGAAGTCGTCATCGACGCGGTTCTCCGATATTACGAATCACCAGACGGACAATCGAAATACCACAGAGACGCAGGGACTCTGATCTTTGACCGAGTGTGGGATGAGGATGAGCAAGTGTGGGATCGACGGAACTCATCAACAATCGACGTGACACAGGATGCTTCAAATGCGTTCGATCGCGTCTCAAACAAGAAGGGAACTTGAAGTGGTAACACGACAAAAACTTGAAGACATGGATGCAACCATGACGAAGATTGAGCAGATCAACGCAACGACCGAAGCCATGCTCAACTTCTACGAGTCAAAGTATGTCGCTTCGATTGGTGGCGAAGGGATAATCAGAAAGCAAGACATCCCGATTCTATACAAGGGAGTTCAACAAGTCTTTGACATCATGAAGGATGGCAACTGGTACACGATCCCACAACTGCGAGACAGAACAGGACAAGAAGGCGCAGATCGTCGGATGCGTGAACTTCGTCAAAACGGATACACGGTTGAATCAAGAAGGGTCGGCGATTCTCGATTGTGGGAATATCGGCTTGACCTTCCAAATCAACACAAACAGCGTTCATTGTTGGATGGCTTGAGATGAACCGCACACAATGGATGGTCACTTGGCAACGACTCCGCGAACGGTGGGGCGAATGGACTCCAACCAAGGTCGAGGAAGATGATTGGTGTCTCGGTCTGTTGCGGTATTCTCCAGAACTTGTAGAGGAGGTCGCTCGTCATGTCGCTTCAACATTCTCAGCAAACATTCCCCGCCTTGCGTGGCTGTTGCGAGAGTGCGAGAAGCGTCGTGTCGCAGCGATTCATGTCGTGCAAGAATCCAAGCCACCAGATCATCATGTGGACGAAGATGAGTTCTTGAAGCAAAAGGAAATCGCTTTCAAGCAACTCGAAGATGCACCAGTTGAGGAACTTCGGAAAGCGTATCAAAAAGCGATCGAAAAGTATCCGATGATTACCAGAGCAGAGGACGGAGACACAAGGAACTGGAAGTCAACTCTCCGCGCTGCTGTGCTGAGCGAATTGAAAGGCGGTGAAGAATGAAAAGCGTAGGATTTAACATTCCACAATGGAATCCAGAAGTTGAGATGCGGTTTCTTGGGTGTCTCATATACGACTGTGAACACGTTATGCAGATGGTAGACGAACGCGGGATCGCTCTCAAGGAAAACGACTTCCTCAAGTTCGCGAATCAGGCGTTGTTTGAGTATATGTCAAACATCTTCACTCGCGAAGGAACGATGGGGATTGAACTACTCATTGACGAACTGGAAGAAAAGAAGACCATGGAGGCGATTGGTGGAAAATCCTACGTTGAAAAAGTTGCAAAAGCGGTTGTCAATTCAGACTGTGCGTTGTTATATGCGGAGATGATAATGCTTCGATCAATAGGTCGGCAAATAGAAAACATTGGGCAAGACACATGCAATCTAGAACTGTGCGAACTCACAATCAAGATGTCAAAACTGTTTGACTTCTCGTTTCTTTGTCTGACTAGTTTGGACAACTGGGAACAGCCATAGTCTTTGCGTGCTACACTTTGGCATGGACGGTACAGAATCAACGGTGGAACAACCGTGAAAGAGACAGATCGAATGAAGTACCTCGTCGTTGATGCTGTCGATACAATTTCAAGGATGAGCGACCACATCGCGGAAGATGCAGCGAAGGGAATCTCCGACCATCTTGAGTCCATTCTTCTTGAAGCGGATGACGACCAGATCGACGACATCGTGACCGCTTCCTTGGTTGTGATTGGTGCTATCATGAAGCCCATCAAGGAGACGATGCTTGCAGCCACCAGTGATCGGAACGCGCGGGCAAAACTGAGACGGTCTGATCCGTCGGACGAACCGATCGCACAGCCGACTTCTTTGTGAATGTCACCGCCTCTCCTTTCGGCGTTGGCGATCCTCCAAGTCCCCGTCTACCGTTCGCGGTGGGCGGGGCTTTTGTTATCATGCGAGCAACATGAGTTCCTTTGATTTGTCTTTACAGTATGGAAAGGAAGTTGAACGGGAAGTTCTGGAAATCATCCAAAAGAAATACCCACTTGCGTTTGGCATTGATGGAATGTTCAAGGGATATGATTTGTTCGTTCCAGAAATATCCGCAGGGGTTGAGGTCAAGTCTGACCGAATGAGCAAAGAAACTGGAAACATAGTTGTTGAAATATCCTTTGGTGGTGTGCCTTCTGCATTGATGACAACGCTTGCAAAGTTTTGGGTAATCGTTACGGTCGTTGATATGATTTGGATCACACCAAGCAACCTGAAAGATTGCATTGTTGAAACGAATCCTGAGTTGCGTACCTTTGTTGGTCGTGGTGATTCTGTTGCCAAGGAAGCGTACCTATTAAAACACAACACAGTTGTAGAGTATGCGGAACGTGTGACAGCGCGTGGAGAAATAGTTACATGATCGACCCGCTTGTTCTGCCGTTCCCTCCATCGGGCAACACGTACTATCGTTCGATCCGAATGGGTCGGTCGTGTCGTGTTCTCCTGTCGAAGCGTGGTCGTGAATACAAGCAAACAGTGTCCGACATGATCGCAGCGATTGACGAACCAGCGTTCCCACTCACTACGCGACTCGGAATCTCCGTCACGCTTCACGCACCGACTCGTCGCAAGTATGACCTCGATAATTTTACGAAGTCGCTGTGCGATTCGCTAGAATACGCAGGTGTGATCGAGAACGACAATTTGTTTGATGTCATGACGGTCAAGCGTGGCGAGGTCATTCGAGGCGGTCGAGCCATCGTTCACCTCTACGAGTTGCCTGAGAAGTCGGTTGCTCCGACCAAGTAGAATGTCTGACATGACAAACATCATCGAATCACTTTCGCAGTTCATCTGCACTTCGTCTGGCGTGGGCATCGCATCACTCGGACTTGCAGCGACAACCGACACAAGCATCATCAACAACTCGACACTTCTACCACTCTCGCTATTCATAGGCGGGATCGGTTTATCGGCTGCACTCACATGGAGAGCTGCATCGGCAAAGTCTGCTCTCAGTTTCAAACTTCGAGACATCGAACGACGACTCGATGCAATGGAAAGGCGCGCATGTTGCAAGCGCAAGAACAAAGGTTGAAGCGACGGCATCGCGACTTGTTTCGGTGGTGGGCTTCCCTTCTGTGGATCGTCTTGGTGATGTGGCTGTTCCTCGTCACGGCTCTTGGTTGTACCTCGGCTGTTCAATCAATCAGCGCAGACGCATCGCACATCGACGACCTCTCACGATCGAGCGAACAACGCTTCGAGATAATCGCGTCCTTGACAGAGGATGCGACAATCACGGATGAAACACAACACGGCATTGCAGAGCAACAAGCAATCCAACACTCGATCGCGGGTATCCGCGAGGAACTCCCACGGGTCGAGGATCGTGAGCCTTGGTGGGCTGCGATGATAGGACGTGCGACAATCGCAGGAATCATGGTCGCAATCGTACTTATACTTTGGCAAACGGGACTCGGAAGTCTTGTGCGTCGCATCGTCTATTCCGTGTCGTTTTTCATCCCTCAGCAAAGTATGCGTGCTGCGGAGATGGATCAAAAGGTTGCTGACCCGAATCATGAGATGACGATTCATGAAGCAATCGCAAGTCGTCGATCTGAATCTCAGGCGTACAATTCCGCATACCAGACAATCAAGAACAAGGAAACAGAACAATGATGGACTTTCTACAAGGCGTATGGGACTCAGCGTTTGCGTTAGCAGTTGGTGTGATCTTCGGCATCTTGGTCGATCGGCTCGGTGTGGTCGATTGGTTCATGCACAAGATACTGAGGAGATGACATGGGTTCGATAGCGGTAATTGAACTGACGGTTGATACGACAATCTCAACTGATCCTGACGAAGGCGACTTTGTGGATGTCGCCAAAACAGAAAATCTTGTCGAAGGTAAGGTCTACCATGTGATCTGTTCGGCAATAACTGAAACGGGTAATTCTTCTGCGTTATTCCAATGGCAGTTGTACGATGGGACGAATAGCGAGGTTGTTGGAGGTTCGACTTTGATTCGTGAGATGGCACAATCGGGACAATCACAGCCATACTATTTTGTCGGACGAATCACGGCGGGCGCGACAACTGGTGGTCTTTCATTCCAACAAAAGGGATATGCGGCAGGGGAGGACGAAGGATACCTGCCCGCACGAACATTGTTTCTGTCGATGCTGTTGCTCGATATGTCAGACATGGACAGTGAGGATTACTTCTTTGTAAATGATGATTCGTCACAACTCGACTCAGGTTGGGAAGACAAGGTTTCATACACCGAGACAGAGATTGCTGAAGATGATAAATGGCTCATCTTTGCAGGGATAGAGAGTTCAATCAACAGCACATCAAGATTCACCGAGGCGAGAATAAATTATGACTCATCCGCTATTTCTCGCGCGCCAAGTATAAAGTACGAAGGCGAAGACACAAACGAGAGACTTTTGTGGTGGATGTGTCGCGCGTACGAACTCAACCCCGAGGATGTCGGTGAGTCTGTCACTTGGGCTTTGCAAGCAAGGGCGGGGAGTGGGTCAGGGGATAACTCGTATACTGAGAACGCCACCTTGTTCGGAATCAAAGTGAGTTCGCTCACCGATTCCTTCGTGATCTACACGGGGACACCGACATACGCAACTGATGCAGAGTTCTTTTTACTGGAATACAATAGTTTTACGCCGACTACTGATGGGAAAGTCATAGTCGTAGCAACCTCGATCTCCAGCGCAGGAGGATCTTATCGCAAGTCAGGTCAAAGAATCCAGAAAAAGAACATCACGATACCGAACCTCGTTCCAGACGATGAAAACTTCTTGAATACGAACGATGCAAATGAAAAATTGCCGTTGTCATACATCACGGTCTATGACGGGGTTTCTGATAGTGATCAAACTGTGTCTTATGATGTGAGGGTAGGCACATATTATTCTGGAATTGGGTTTGATAATATCACACTTGCGATATTCGGAACAACGACAGCGATCGCTCCCGTTACCTTCACGGCTGTTGCAAAGCAGGTGTACACTAGTGGAGACGTTGCATCGGAAACATTCGACGCAGGATCGAAGGCAGCACAAGGATTGGCAAGCGGAGATGTCGCGGGTCAAGGATTCGCAAGCGGAGACACGGCATCGCAAAGCCATTCAAGCGGTGATGTAGAAACACAATCACCTGCATGGCTCGCATTCAAGGCGACGACGCTGTGAACATCACACAATCCGATGTCACCTCAATCACGCTCAAGACCTTCCTCAATTACGGAACGACAGCCACCTCTACGACTTCGCTCACTGTTTCGGCTGTTGTGTTTGATGCGCTTCAGACCGACGCTCGTTGGACGAAGGACTCAACTGGCTACTGCTTCCGCTTTCAGATTCCCTCGTCTGTGTTCGATACGGGCGACTCGACCTATCGTTGCGAGTTCTTGTTCGACATGGATTCACAACCCGATCTTTTTGTCATCTTCTCCGTAGATACGGTGGAGGTATTATCGTCATGAGTTGCTTGCTTCTATGGTCACGGGTCATCGTCATCACTTCCGAACTCACTCCTCACGGATGGAGTCATCTATGCACCTTCGCGTAACCGCAAACATCACACAAGATCAGATCGACCGTGGCTACGATGTCACGCTGCTTTCGATTCATGGCAAGTTCGTCAAGTGGCTTCTCGCGCTCGACCTTCCGATCGTCTCATACAACCTCTCATGGCAATCAATGGACGACGAAGGCGACCCACACATGATCGTCACAGCCGATCTGATCGAGGGCGCGTCGGTTGGAATAGATGTCGAGTTCTTTGATGAACTCCACCTTGGCGGTGGTAAGTGATGGCAGACGACCGCGAATCTGATGGACGATTCAAGGCGGGGAACTCGATGTCGTTCGCAAAACATCCAGATCATCGCAACGCAGGTGGACGACCCAAGGGCAGATCGCTGCAAGCAGAACTTCATCGCATGGTGGACGATGAACTCACAGGCGAGGACTTGTGCAACGCTCTTGTTCGTGCTGCTCTTGATCGAGCATTGAAGGGCGACTTCCGATTCTGGCAAGAGATCATCAACCGCATTGATGGCAAGGTTGCTCAATCGCACGAAGTCGATGCAGGATCGCTGACCTTCATCATCGATGAGGCAGTACAATCAACACGCAATGGACGAGCGACCTGACAACACGCACCGACTCGAACTGCTACCACAGCAACTCAGGTTCTTGCAATCAAAAAAAAGAGAAGTGCTATACAGTGGGGCGTTCGGAAGCGGTAAAACCAGAAGTCTTGTGATCCGATGTGCCATGCGTGCGTCGGTCAAGGGTGCAAGAGAGGGTCTGTGTCGCAAGACCGTCGTATCCTTGAAACGATCCACACTCAAGACGCTACTCGAACCAGATGGACTTCTGCCTCCCATCTTGCCGAAGGGGTCGTATGAGTACCGCAAAGTCGATGGCGAGATCATCATTCATGGAGGCGGGTCGATCATGCTGTTCGGTCTTGAAGATGCAGCACGCATAGCGTCGATGAACCTCAGTGGTGTCGGAATCGACGAGGCGGTTGAGTTGAACGAACGCGATTGGACAATGCTTCGAGGTCGGATTCGGCTATCGTTGCCCGATCTTCCAAACCAGATATACGGAGCGTGCAATCCATCAACCCCACAACACTTCCTCGCAATTCGATTTGGACTTGCGGGTGGTCATGAGTGCGCACCGAATTGCGAAGCGATCGTCACGACGAGCCGAGATAACTGGTTCTTGCCCGAAGATTACCTCGCAGACCTCGAAACCATGACAGGCGTTGCACGCAAGCGATATGTCGAAGGAATCTGGTGTGGCTCTGAAGGGCTTGTCTACGACCGATGGGACGAGTCGAAGTATGTGGTCGATGAAGTGCCAACCGAGTTCGATCGTCTGATCGTGGGCATGGACGAGGGATACAATCACCCTGCCGTCTGCCTTCTTGCGGGCGTGAAGGATGATCGCGTCTTTGTGATCGACGAATGGTGCGAACGCCACAAACTCGAAGCCGAGGTCGTTGAAGTGTGTCAGTCATGGAAGGAACAGTACCCGAATATCGATTGCTTCGTGGTCGATCCATCGGCTGCAAAGTTGAGGGCTGCGATGCGTCATGTCGGTCTTGATGTCATTCCTGCCGACAACAGCGTATGGGCAGGAATCCAGACCGTCGCTTCGCTTCTCAAGAATGACCTCGCAGGGAATCCCATGCTCTCGGTTCATCGCAACTGCTCAAACCTGATTCGCGAGTTCTCAACCTACGAATGGTCGGTCGCACAAGACGGCTCATTGAAGGACAAACCAAAAAAGCAGTTCGATGATTGCTTGGACTCGTTACGATACTTGGTGTGCGAACTAATTGGTATTCGCAGCGCGCCAGCGATCCGCGTTGTCGATGGTTCTGACGACATGGCAAACCTACAACCGCCAGACCCTATGTGGGACGAACGATTGTGGACGGAGATGTGAACATGCTTGACTTCCTCAAGGGCGACAAGAGCGACAAACAAACAAAAGCCACCGACCGAAGCGGTTACATGAATGCATCGTTACCCGCGTGGGAGAAGTTCGGGTATGGGATACAACGATCGAAGAACTACGCTGCTCTGATGCAGCACTTCAACGGGTGGGTCTATGCAGCAGCGATGTGCAACGCCAGAACGGTATCCGCACAGACCTTGCGGTTGTACAGCAGACGACCACGGAACGGAGCAAAGTCGCTCGCACCTACGAGAGAGGTCGGAACAACCAAGGGCGCATATCTCCAAGGCAAGATGGAGAACAAGCCGTCGATCTTCGTTCAACGAAAAGCGACAGGAGGCGATATTGTCGAAGTCACGGATCATCCTGTTCTCGAATTGCTCGACAACCCATCGCCAGAGATGGACGGGTACACGCTGACGATGCTTCGGATGTTGAACCTGCAACTCACGGGCAACTCGTATCTCCACCCGATAATGAGCGAGACGATCAGCGTCCCCGTTGAACTGTGGTCGATGCCGTCGCACTTGGTCAAGATCATTCCCGATGGCGAGTTCGACATGGTGGGGAGTTACGAATACGGGCAACTTCCAAACGTCACCACATTCCGCAAGGATGAAGTCTTGCACGAACGACAACCAAATCCGTCTGATATGTTGTACGGTCGTGGTTGGGTCGAAGCAGCACATGACGCAATCAACCTCCTAGAATCAATGGACGAATATGAGCAGAACGTCCTCGACAACCAAGCCCGTCCCGATTGGGCTGTCATGGTCAAAGAGCATCTCACTGATACGCAGTACCAACGCTTGTATCAACAGATCGAAAAGCGACTCGGAGGAAAGAACAACCGAAGCAGACCATTTATCTTCGAGGGTGGTATCGATGGAAAATCCATGCAATTTTCACCACAGGACTTGCAATTCGCAACGGGCGAGAACCGCAAGGTCGAGGTCATCGCTGCAATCTCTGGTGTTCCTGTTTCAATGCTCAAAGCAAACGATCCAAACCTTGCTTCCGCAAGGGAAGGATCAATGGGTCACTTGAGGAACACGATCGTCCCATACCTCTCGCTCGACGAGGGATTCTTGAATCGACAACTCCTGCCCATGTTCGGTATCTTTGCCGACGACCTGTTCCTTGCATACGACGACCCGATCCAAGAGGACAAACTTCAGGACTCGCAAATTAATTCGAGCGATATTCAAGCAGGAATCCGCACGCGAAACGAAGTTCGAGAGTCGCTTGGTCTTGAGAATGTCGAAGGCGGGGATGTGCTGTTTGTTCCTGCTGGCTCTGTTCCGATTGAGTTGGCGATTGATCCACCCGAACAAATGCCATACGGCATGTTTAATACGGGAGCAACACCAAAGGCAGAAGCAGAACGACCCGTCGAAGAAGTCGCAGAAGGAGCAACAGAAGCAGAACTCATCGGACAGCCACTACAAGTCGATGCGATGGCTGCACTCAATGGCGCACAAGTAACAGCAGCCATCGAAATTGTGAAACTGGTGACACTAGGTCAAATGCCAAGAGAAGCAGCAGTCGGGCAGTTGTCGGTATTCTTCAATCTCACGAATGAACAAGCGGAACAAATCTTGGGAGATGTTGGCAGAGGGTTTATTCCTGATCCGATGCTTGTAGAGAATGTAGGAACAACACCAAAAGCAACTGCGGCAACGCCAATAAGCGCACAACAACCATCCAAACCTACTTCGGATGGAGATGGAGGTGGTGACGGGTACACGGAAACACAACCAAGACCAATAGACGGAAAGTGCAGAGAGGGTTGGCACTACATGCCAGCCGACGAAGAACACGACAAGCCGTGGTGCGAGCGCGGTGTCAAGAGCAAAGCCCCAGTACCCATTGATGGCAAATGCCCTGACGGTTGGCACTACATGGCAGATTCAGACTCTTGCATGGAAGGTTCGTCGCATCCAGCAGAAACATATTCCAAGGGCGTTCCCGAAACGGTGGACTCTCCAAAAGCACCCGACGATCTTGAGTGGAATGCGCGTGAAGCAATCAGGCGCATCAAGAAGTGGGCGACAAAAGACGATGGGGAGATCAGTTGGGAGAAGTATCGAAAAGCGTTCGCGTGGTACGACGGAGACAATCAAGAAGAACAGGGATCGTACAAGTTGCCACACCATGACATCATCGACGGAGAACTCAAGGTGGTATTGAGCGCGGTCAATTCAGCACTCGCGTTCTTGAGTAGAACCAACATGCCCGAAACACAAAAGCCAAACGCACGCGGTCACCTAAACTACCATCGAAGGCAATTTGGCAAAGAGGTTGAAGAAAAGTCGGCATCGTCAAGTTGCGGTTGCGATAGCAAAAAAAAAATAGTATCGGG